ATACTCCACTATTTCTTTTATAACAGATATCTGAATAATATTCGGGCATATGTTTCTTCATCCATTTATTTACTTTTTGTGTATGAATAGTAGACCTCAATACATATCAAATTCCTTTTTCATATTTTAAATTTTATTTTTTGGGGTAAATGACGGTACTGGCCCGTCTTCTCGAAATTCACAGTTTCGCACATCACCTTAATGCTTAAATACCCATTAGAGGAAGATAGAGTAATCGAAACCCTTACAGTTGCCCGTAACCCTGGGGTTCAAGCCCAGTTTGCCACCTTGACGGTACCTTCCTTATAATTAATTTTAAAATTTCAATGAACAAAAAAAACCTGAATTGTATTTTACTACAACTCAGGTTCAGGTTTTAAATTTATATAGACTACTTATTCAATAGCTAGATTTAATAACATACGTGAGTTGCACTTAGATTGATGTCTCAGTCTACTTAATCGTTGCGAACTATGTAATGATATGTTATTAATTGCTTTCATGTTTTCTAAAGTATATATTTGTTGTTATAGAGTAAATGTACTAAAAAGTTTCAATATTTAAAAGTTTTTATTGGGGTATTTTTAAAATAAAATCAAATTAGACCGAAAAAAAGTTCCCATTTTTTAAAAATATAACTTAACCTAGACATCTAAGTTGATTTGTTATTATAGTATAAATATAACTAAATGTTTTGAGCTCCCAAAGTTTCTATTAGACTTGCGCAAATTATAAATTAAATCCATCAATGTGTGCTTTTGCCATTCCATCAGTAAGCTTCTTAAATGTATTTAATACTTCCTTTGGATATTCTAAATCACCCATTGATTCACCTGTATATGAATCTAAATGCTGCGCAAGCGGTATTAATAATTCATCAAATGTAACTAAATTAACTTTTGGATTTTTACTAGTAGTATTTACATATTTTTCAAGTTGTGTAACTGAACTTTCATTTAATTCTTCAGCTACAGATTCATCAACTTGATTATTATCAATTTCATTACTTGACATTGAATCTACCAACTGTTCAAATAATTTAATTGTCTTATCATCATAGATACGACCATCTGTATAGTATGCTTCTAAATGTCTTGCTAAATCTTGAAGACCATATCCTAAAATATTTTCTCCATTACCACCATGTGAATGAACTTTGGCTGCAGATTTTTTTACATATTGTATTAAATCTAGATTAGATTCATTTATGTTTTCAGATTCATTTAAAAAATCTTCAAAGTTTTTAATGTATTTCATTTTATTATTTTTTTATTTTTCAGTACCTAAAATATAAGAATGTGCAATTGTATCATAGCCAACTTCATACTTTTGTATTGGACCGCTTGATAGTTCTGGGCCTTTATGTTTTAAAACTTTTGAAATTCTACCAACATAAGTAGACTTACTCATTTCACCTTTACTCGATGCCATCATTCCGCTTGGTGGAAAATATACTTTATAGTAAATAGTATCACCTTTTTTATACTTGTCTTTTTTAACAAGATCTTTAGGTATTTTATTAGCTACATTACTTTCAGTAATAATACTTTCTGATATAAAATCTTTATAGATACCATCATATATTTTCTTTCTATAATTTGAATCAGAAAGAAACTTTTTTATTCTATCAGGATATGCTTCAAATACATCAGGAAACATTTCATCATGAAGCATATTAATTAGTTCATTATCATCCGTATCTTTAAATCTATCATCTTTATCCATTTCTTTAATAGCTAAAGGTTCTAATTTATTTTGAACTTTTCTAGTAAGTGCAGATTCGTCCTCTAATGATTTAGCACCCTCATTAATGAATTGCTCGAATGTTTTAATATATCTCATTATAATTATTTATTACCAACCATGTCCTGGATTTGAAACTGATCTGGAACTGCTTATTGCATCTTGTATAGCATAATAAATAGTTTTATATTCTTCATTTGAAAGCTTACTATCTTTCATGATTTTCACGAATTCTTTATTCTTTTTAAAATTATTAGTTAACCATTCTAAATAATTGGGATCTTTATTTTCATTTAAGAAATCTCCGAATGATTTGATTTTTTCCATTGCTATATATATATTTTTTAGTATCTTTTTGGACCACCGTTAATTCTTTTTGAATCTAATACTGTACCTCCTGATTGCTCTGCACATACACTAATATCAGAATCTTTTAAATTTGCACTATCAGCAGCATCTGAAACTTTATGGAATATTTTATCTGGAAAATCCCAGCCACATTCTATTACAATTTCGTCTTTCATTAATTTAACTTTACAAGGTATTTTAGCTTTTTCTAAATTCTTAATTAAGGCTTCATATTTATCCTTTAATGTACCTGCCGCCTCATTTAAGAATTCATCAAATGATGGTATAAAAGATTCCTTTATAAACTTATCTAAATTTTCAATTGATTTAACATTAAAACTAACTGTCGTATTCATACTAAGTCTTTTACCATAGCCTTGGATGAATATTTTTGCATTTCCACCAGCATCAGATATTTGAATATGATCGACTTTAATCTTTTCAATATTTGGTTTCTTTTCAGTACCGAAATTATATTCTACTGTTTTACCTTTAAGCTTTTGATATTTCTTAAGTTCATCATATGTTGAATAATCTTTGGCTTCATCAATTGATTCATCTATATTTTCTATATCACCATCTTTTTCATAATCATTTTTTTCATTATCTACTGTTTGGAATGTAAATCCATTGTTAACCTTAAATTCTCTATCAAATTCTTTTCCTGGTCTATCATGACCTTCCTGAAGTTTAGATTCATTTACGAAATCCTCAAATGTTTTAATGTATTTCATTATTTAAATTATTTTTAAATTGAAGCATATGCCTCAATAGCTTTTTCACCTTTATGAAATTTTGTTGACGTTCTATTATAACCATCTATAACTTCACCTTTAAATATAACAATAGGATTATCTAATTCATCATCATATGGTTGATACTCAGAATCTTCATATCTGTCTTCTTTGCTATCTACATATTCCTTTAAAGATTTATCTTTCTTTAATAAGTCTTTAATATCAATTGTTTCTTTTTTAAATTTTGCGTTAGCTTTCTTTATTAAAGTAAAATAATAATCAGGAACATCAGTTTCTGGATTATCTGAAATATCTTTAATATAATCTATAATAAACCTTGAGTCATAAATCTTATTGTTTGATTCATTAATAAACTCAAAATATGACTTAATATACATTTCTAATTATTTTATTATATATCATTAGACTTGAGAAGTTTTAACCTTAATACCACTACGTAGCAAGTTCTCTATATTTGACATAATTAACATTAATGGTTCTATATCTAGTTTCTCTACTGCAGCAACTACATCTTCTTTTTTAGCTTTAGAATCAGTTTTAGTAGGTGCATAAGGCACATTAAGTTGTTTACCAAATGTTTCCATTGTATTCTGATTAGAAGCTGTAGATGCAGTTACTGCTTTTGTAACAGCCGTACTATGTCCAGCTAATAAATCTGAAAGTTGTTTAAATACTTCTTTTAATCCTTCACTATATTTTTTTATTAAATCTTCAGTACTTCCTGATTTAGATATAATAGCCATTGCTTCAAATAGGCCCTTAGTATCTTTAAGTATACCTTTATCTATACCATTCATATTAGTTTTAAATGTACCCATTGCAGATGAGATGCGTTCCATTGATTTTGCAACTTTCTCTAATTGAGTAGATGTTTTACCTAATAGTACAAAATCATTTGTTATTGTTGTAAACGCTGAAAGTGATTTAGGAGTAACTTTAGCTCCTAGTTTAGCAACAGTATCAAATACACTGCCTAATAATTTAGATAATGATTGAGCGATTTTATCACCATTCTTTAGAACATCTGCAGATGATGAAAATACACTAAATAGACTTGCAATACCAGTTCCTATTAAATATAACGGTGATGCAAATTTTGAAGCTTCAGATTTTTTAAGAGCTGCAAATAATGTAGTAATACCGTTTGCAATAATAGGCATCATACTTACGCCTAATCTAATTGCAGCTGCATTCTTAGGGTCTTTACCTATAGTTTGAAAAGTATTCGATAAAGCTCCAATACTTACAGTAAATGATGAACTATCTTTATCTGACCAATTGACTTGTTTATATTTCTTAAGTCCAGAACCTATGGAACCAAGAGCTGCACCCATAATAGCATATGCTCCGGCAGCTGCTATTAAAAATGGTATACTTGCTGTCATTTTAGCTACGTTTTTTATTGCAGCTAAAAATCCATCATCGGCACTAATACCTAAAAATCCATTACGTAAACTAATCAGTGAATCAGATAACATTGGACCATCTTCTTTTTTCCAACTCACTTCTTTGAATTTAGCTAAACCAAATCCTATTGCTAATAATGCACCACCCGCTAAACCCATGGCCGCTGCACCGGCAGCTATAGGAATTGCAGCTAAACCGGCAATTCCCATTTCAATACCAAGTCCAGCAATAACTGATGCGGCTAAACCGGCATCAGCCCATGTTAAACCTACATCTTTAAATTTTTGTAAACCATAAGCAATAGTTATTAAAGCACCTCCAGCTAAAATCATTGATCCTGAACCTTGTGCTATTTCTGATGCACCTTTACCTGCTAAAAACATTGCAGTACCTAATCCACCGACAGCTGCACCTAATAATAATAAGTCATCTGATGTTATTCCAGCTTCTTTAAATTTCTTTAATGCATAGGTTAAAATAAATAAAGGTATAGTAGCAACAAATAAAGCGCCAGCACCCTTAAGTATTATACCAGCTTTTTTACCAATTAAATACATTGCTAAACCAGCTCCACCTATGGCTGCACCTAATAATTCTAGTGTTTTCCAAGGATCTCCAAGCTGTTCCATTAATTTACCAAAGACAAATATTGCTACACCAAATAATACTATATCTAATGCCATTAACATTAAACCGACAGCAGCTTTCTTTATACTACCATCTATTTTACTTATTAACCAGAATACAGCAACGGCACCTAGAATAACAGCAGCAATTAAACCTAATCCTTCCATTGCACCTTCTTGTTTAAAAATATAATTATATAAAGGTATTGCTAACAATAAAGCTACACCAAATAGTAATATAACACCAGCCATATACATTAAACCTTTAGCCCCATCGACTATACTACCTGATACTTTACTCATTATATAAAATATTGCAAGTGCTCCTAATATAACCATTGCTATTAAACCTAATCCTTTCATTGCACCTTCTTGTTTAAAAATATAATTATATAAAGGTATTGCTAACAATAAAGCTACACCAAATAGTAATATAACACCAGCCATATACATTAATCCCTTAGCACCGTCTTGTATTGATTTACCTCCATCTTTTCCTAACACTAATTGAAATAATAAAAGTGAACCTAATACTATACCCATTATAGTTGGTAAAAATTGTAGTGCAGCAACATATAAAAATCCAGAAACAGCTAATGATAAACCAAATAAGAATATAGCACCAGCCATAACCATTAAAGCTTCGCCAGTTTCTTTTAATTCCTTAGCTGGATATTTTTTTAATATTAATTTAAAGAATGTAAGCCAAGCCCACATTACTGGCATTACTATTAATGTCGATAAAGCAGCTAATAAATAAATTGGACCAGAAACAGCCAACGATAAGCCAAATAGGAATATAACTCCGGCCATAACAGTTAAAGCTTCCCCTGCTTGTTCAATTTTCTTAGCAGGAAAGCCCTTAAGTACTACTTTAAAGAATGTAAGCCAAGCCCACATTACTGGCATTATAATTAACGTTGCAAGTGCAGCTACTGCATATATAGGTGCAGCAAGTATTAAAGCTAAACCAAATGATAATATACCTAAGGCCATTTTCATTAATGCAGGACCTAGTGTTGCAAAAGTTTTAATTACACTTTCAGCTTTCTTAAAAGCTTCAGATATTTTTTCTATTGTAATTACAAAATTAGCAGCAGCATCGTCTGGTAATTTTGCAAATGATTCAATTGCAGTAACAATTACTTTCATACCAGTACCCATACCAATAGCTGATTTAGAAACTGCTTCTAAATCTTTCTTATTTACTTTACCAGTTTTAATACCCCTCATTACATTAAGACTCTTAGAGATATCAGCAAGGTGTTCGGTTACAACATTTAACTTATCGGAAATTATTTTTATTCCTATAAGTAAAGTATTTTTAGATTCATCAAGAAGATATTCGGCAACATCTTCAATTGAGTCGGCCATCTTAGTCTGATTTTCAGCAGATAGTTTTTCGAATGCATTTTTAAATAAACTGAAAGACATCTAACTTTTAATATTTAGGCATTTTAAAGACTCCACCTCTTGGTATACTAGGAATCTTGCCCATATTTGGTATCTTTGGGCTATTTATTGACCTCATAGAATCGGAATGTGCGGAATTATTTAAAGTATCATTCTGCTGTTCATCATTTTCTTTATTACGTTTCTTTAAATCTTCAATTAAATTTTCAATTGTATATTCGAGTTCATAATAAGGTAGAGCCTCAATTTCAGATGGCTGTAATCTTAAATGCTTTTCTAATTGAAATTTAATCTTAAAGTAATTCTCCAGCGATATCTGAAATAACGAAAAGACCTTTGATACCCCCTGATTGTTGAAAGTTAACTTGTGCAGTGACCTCAGCACCGCACCCAGAACACATGCATTTTATATCAGGTTGTACACCTACTTTAACTTTTTCAGCTAATCTATAATGTAACATATATTTCTTTTCATCCCATCCTTTAAAATCAACTTCACCGTCAAATATGTTTTTATCGTTAAATCCTCTCCACTCATGTCTAATATATGGTAATATTTGAGTATATGCTTGATCCCAAAATTCACCAGCCTGTTGTTTAGTTTGAATAAATTTAGTAATTACTTGGAATGTACCTATTGTAGGAGGTTTCATTTCTATAGTTCCACATGACTTAGTTTGTATAGCTAATATTCTTCTACTTTCATCATAGTATTTTATAATATCATCTGGTAATTTACTATATACCCAATTTGAATTTTTAATTTCAAGTATATTTTTAGTTCCACAATCTTCACAGTTTTTTTCAACCTGTAATTTATTTTCCCCATCCTTAAATGTTAATTCCCTAATAGCTAATATTAAAAAAATACGATCTTCTTCTAAGATATCTTTCCAACTTAACATTCTACCACTGCTCATTATTTTACAACAATTCTGCATGATATGATTTAGCTTATCTTCTACATCATACATATCTCTATCATTTAAAGTAGACCAATGTCTGATCTCGGCAACGTATGCTGCTCTAATAGTAATTTTTATATCTGCTGGATAAAATAAACCGGCTGATGGCATTTCATCAGCATATACCGGATGCCATCCTAATACCATAGATGAATTAATAGTATCAGTATCAATTGTATTACGCATAGAATGTACATTACCTAATCCCATTTGACCTGTTAATTCTTCCATTTTTTTAGCATTTTCTAAATATGGATCTTTAGTAATATCATTTCCGTTATCTATATTAGTATTAAATTTACCTTCTTTTGCTTCTACTGCTTTTTTCATTGCATCTTCATTAGATGCATTTTCTTTTTCTATTGACATTGTTTATTTTTTATTTAGATTGATTAATATGAATGTTAATAATATCTCTAACATATGATGATACTGTTTTAGGTTTATTTTTATTTTTAATAGATTCCTGAATTATAATATCATATAATTCATTATATTCAATATTAGTAAGTAATGTTTGAATTTTCTTTTCAAGTTTATCAGTATCAGTCTTATCGATTGAATTATAGCCAATATTGTCATTATCAGCGTTTAATTTTTTAATCCAATATAATTCTCTTTTATTTGTAAGTTCAGCAGTATTACATTCCTCTAATATTTCACGCTGAAAGTTTTGTATACCATATTTTCTAATATCAGTTAATATAAATTTACCAGACCCATAAAAATTAGGATTATCAAGTGTAGCTTGACCAACGAATATTTTTCCGTTTATTAGGCAAGTAGTCTTGAAAATTATCATAATATAATATGTTTGTTTATATTATATATACTACCGAAAAATAAAAAACCGTATAGTAATTTATACGGTTTTTAAAGTTTATTAATAACTTATTATTATGAATTACTTTCTTTCCAAGTATCAGATCTAAATGTAATAGAAAGTGTTAATGGTTCTGCGCTATTATAATCTCTAGAATCAAGTCCAGTTATTTGACCTGTAATAAATGTATCATTAAATGTCAATTTTCTATATATATTACCGGGCCTATTAAATTCTACAATAATTAATTGACCAGTATAATCCTTTTTAATACCCATTATACCAGTTAATGGATCATATGCTAAATCTTTCCATTGGCGCAATGTTTTATATGCATACATTTGATTACTATCATTTAAATTTAGTGAAAATGTTATAGTAATATCTACAAATGTTTGACTGGGCATTCCAGCAAAACTTCTATCAGAAAATTTATATTTTTGTTGTACAGCTTCTGTTGCAATATTAACACCATCTAAACCACCTACTGTTAATACATGTTCAAGTAACATCTGTTGACCTGTAACACCTGCTGGAGGTAAAAATGTTACTTCAAATAAGTTCTGATGTACTGGCTCATATTTATTACTAGAAGCCTTTGAGTTATTATAATGTGGTAATTGACCCATGTTTGTATTATTATTTTAATTATTTATCGTAAGCAATATAAATATACTTACAGTTTATATATCGAATTTAAGGAAATATATTCGTATTTTAAATTACCTGAATCATATGTTCTATAATGATCTAAATTATGCATTATCTCTATAGCAGTCATATTCTTATCGTGGCCTGATTTAACTAATATATCTTTTCTATATTTAAATCTATATTCTCGTATATTATCAATAATCCAATAGAAATTTGGTTTACTTTTACCTATTAATGTAAATCCGAGTTTGTCATATAAATTACCATTTGATCTATCAAGTGAAGCATAACTAATTATTTTAATTGGATTATAATTATTTTTAAAATAAGTAAACAGTCTTGAAGCACCACCTATTACTGAGGTATTTAACTTATTACAAAATCTTAACAATTCGTATTCATCATCTTTAGGTGTTTGACCCAATGCCTTTCTATATGAACCGAATGTCATTAGACTGATTAGTTCATTCTGATAATAAAGACCTAATTTAATAGATGAATTAACAGAACCTTGAATATGATTTTCATTTAAAAATAACTTAAAGTCTTTAATTATATATTTTTGTGAAAAGTTAAAATTTGATTCATTAAAAAAAAACGAGAATTAAAATCTATAATTAAATTATAAACTTCATTCTCGTTTTTAAATAAATAATCTTTCTTTAAATGGAAATTATTTGAATTGTCCAGTTGAAATTGCACCTGTTTTTAATATAGTCGTACGATGAACTAAGATTTCCAATCCTTTTACTGGTTCAATAAATGTATCTAGTACACCAATATTAGCATTAATTACATCTGAATCATTATTAGATTGATCCATAACATTTTTGTAATCATATACACCATTATCTTTTTGTACTTTAGCCATAAATGCATCAGCAAGTGTAGAAATTTCTAAACGGGTTTGAGCTGTATTAAATTCCCATTGATATGTTTTTAAAATTTCAGCAATACCATCTTGAATATAAATTAATACTTCTCTAACATGTATACTAGATAATGCAGATTTTACATTTTGTTGAGCTGTTTTATTAGCTGCAATCATTAGACCTACACCTCTTTGGAAAATAATAGGATTTAAACCAAATGGCTCTAAATAATCTCTATCATCTTTGCTAAAATTAGTTTCTAATCCAACTACACCAGTTCCAGATATAATACCTCTTCTTGGGCCTGCAACAATTGACCAAGGTAAACTGCTTGAATATTTATCTAAGAAATTATTAGAAACATAACCTGCAGGAGGAACTGAAATATTTTTACCTCTATCTCTTACTGCTATATATGGAATATAAAATCCACCAAAGTTAGCACCACTTGAAATTGAAGGTAGACTATAGATATTTGTAGGATTTTTACTTAAATCACCACCTGATGCAATAAATTCTGAACTTACTGAACCATTAATATCTGTAAATCTAGGATCAGTAGATTCTTTAAAATTTTGCATTGATGGACCGCTTAAAATTGCAAATGCATTTTGTCTAGATTTTGCAAGTGTAGTAAGTTGATTTTTAGATTCAGGTTGAATACCTAAACCAAATGTATCAACAATATATCTATAAGAAATAGCTTCTTTATCTATTAAAGTTTTAAATAGATTAGTACTTGCACTTAATGTATCTGCATATATTAAATCGATTCTTTCTTGAGTTCCATTAGGAGAATGATATAAAGGGTCAGATGTAAATCCATTCATAGCGAATAATTTATAATGCTCAATTATACTTTCAATTTTACGATATCTTTCTACTGTTTGATCTGTAGATGGTAAAGTAGTTTTCTTAATTGCAGAAACCGTATAGATATGTAAATTAGAACCTTCTGTTACGATACGTTCTATTTTTGTTAATCTAGATTCACCATTAGGACCTAATTCATCAGCTACTAAATAATCACCTGGGAATACAGATGCTTTATAAGGTGCAGCAAGAACGATAACTTCATTTGCTGGTAATGTTACGGCAGTATTAATTGTCATTGTCATATTTAATTGACCAGCTAATGATAATACTGTAAAATTATCAGATACTGTAACACCATCACTTAATAAATAAGCTCCAGGCCCTGGTGCAGGTAAAAGTGCCGGTAGTGATAAATCAGTATCTAAAAATGCATTTATAGTAGCAGATGGTATACCATATGCAGTTCCCATAATTGCTGAACCTGCACCAACACCTGATGCATTATCAGAAAGTATACCTTCACCAACTACTAAACCATAGTTATATTGAAGAATTTCTAAATACCATTCTAGTAATTCAGTTGAATCATGCACCTTATCTCCAGATGTAATAGTACCATTAATGAAATCATCATATGTTCCATTATATTGTGCACTTATAAAATTACTATTAATTGCATCATATTTCATCCAATCTGGTACTGATAAAAAATAAATATTATTACTACCATCTAAATAAATAGAATAACCACTTTCTTCAATAGAAATACCAATACTCATTGAACCAGAACCTTGTGCTAATGATACAACAGGTGCCCATTTTTCAATTATACCATTTGTTACTAATACATAAGAACCAACAGTTCTTGATAGTGTACCAGGAGTATTTAAAAATAATTTACCTGCTAAGTTACTATTAAATTGTGTATGAGTATCTACGCCTATCTTAATAACATAATTTACAGTACCTGAATTAACTGCTGCAGCATCAGAAGGTGAAACAATAGGAGGTACTTGAGATTGATTACCTGGGGCTGATGTTAAATAAAATGATATATCTTCACCTGTATTTACAGACATTGGTATTTCAGGACTTTCATATTCTTCATATGACAGATCATCCTTAATTACTCTATCATAAGATAAAAAATTAATTTTATTAAATCCAACATCAGTATTTGTTTTATGTTCAATATTATGTCCAATGATATCAATACCAGTAGCTGAACCACTTAATACTTCATCATCAAATAATGTTTTATCAACAGCACAGAATAAACCTGTTACAGCTGAATCACTATTTATTTTATCTTGTATAAACATATTATTTCCATTTAAATCAACAAAGTCAGGAATTAATGTACCAGAATATGTTGCTAATAGATTAACTTCTCTTGCATTAACAAAGTCTGATAATTTAGATTTAATTAATCCCTTAGTTGAATCAAAATATTTACCGAATATAGGGTCTATTGCTAATTTTTGATAATTAGTAAAATCTCCATCAATTACAAATACGTCTATTAAATAGTCACTTATATAATCATCGTCATGCATAAATGAAGGTACACTACCAACACCAAACCAAGATTTAGCTGTAATATCGAAACCTCTAGTTTCTGCAGCCTGACGAACAAGTACCGTAATAGGATTTTGTTTTAAATTAACTAATTGGAATATTCCTTTATTTGCACCAATTGCTTGTAAAAATGATTTATCTTCAGGGAACCAAAATCTATCTTTATTATAGAATCCAGAATATAATTCTGTTTTTTCATCTTTATTTGCTTCAGAAACAGAAGTTGAAAATACTTGATATTCAACTAAATCAGCTTTACCACTATTTTCATCATTATTTAATCTTAATAAGTTAAGGGCAATAATTGGCCCTCTTTCAAGACATGCAGCTGCTGTTCTATGAAAAAATGATCCTTTTCTTTCTTGTGTACGATCAATTGGTCCATAAACTTGCTCAAAGAAACCTGGATCAGAAATAAAAACAGGCGTATTAAATGGGCCTTTTTTTGAATAACCAACAACTAAACGTAATTGAGACGATGGAACATTGGCTGTTTGTGATTTATCAAATTCGAGTCTGTATACTCCCGACGATAAAAATTGTGTTAAGTCAGAACTTAATGCCATATTATATGTAATTTATTTTATTTGTTTATATATCACTATTTTGTTTAAATCTTTCGATGTTATAACTAAAGTAATCTATGTTCTTTGAACTATACTGTCTAAGTGTATTATAACTTAATTCAGGTTCTACAGATTTAAAGTATTCTTTACATTCTTTGTTACCATTAAATTCTAACTTTTTACTATCTTTAATTAAAATAATTTTCTTACACGATGGGTGTTCTTTACCTAATTTTCCGTATTGTGGATTATTTTTACATCTTCTATAGTTATTTAAAAAATCTTCATTTCTTTTATTAGCTTCAATTTCACCATATTACTCTTACTTATCAGGTTTTACTAAATCATAGATATCAAAATCAAGATTAGAATCACCATCTGCTACCTTATTTAAAATAGACTCCATTCTATCATGAATATCAGAGTCTATTAAATCTAGCATTTCTTCTACATAATCAGTAAAATCAGGAGTTGTCATAAATTCAGTAACATTTATAGCTGTCATAGCCATGTCATCATTACCCAATTGGCCACCATAACTACCTGTTGATAATTTACCAAATGTTTCTAATTCATGGATAGTATTTGAATCATTAACTATTAATCTTCTAGTTTCTATAAATTTCTTAAAACTTTGACAAAATACAACCTTATTATCCTTTTTAATTTTTAATCCATATTCAGATGTTCTAGCATCATGCCTATGTTTAAATCTACATACCATTTCATCATCAAACTTATTTTTATTAGGAAATAGAGTTTGTAAATGTTTCATTACTAATGCACCATTATAATTCCATTCAAGTACTATTTTTAAATTTTCAGTATAGAATAATTCACACGATAGTGTATAAAGTATTTTAGAAAAATCTTCAATACTATGTTCATTACTAGAAAATCTTGCTACCTGTTTAAGTCCAAAAAAATCTTTCATTGAACTTGGTGTAGTAATATATTTAAAATATTTTTCATTTATATTAATTAGTTCAAATATATTAATAACAGAATAATCACCACCTGAACCATCAGCAACGTCTACTGAAAATACAAAATATTTTTCATGATCTGTACAATTCATTGTATCAAAATTAGGATCCCATCCTAAATAACGTTCAGTATCAATTTCAATATTTTCAAATTCTTCAAATAGATGATGTACATATTTAATTGAACCTTTCTGTAATCTCTTAATCGTTGAACCCTGTAATAATAAATTACTTGAAGCTAGAAATTGATTTCCATATTGTCTATTAAATGCTTCTTCACTGCCCAAGTTTGAAGTTTCACGTTTTTTCCAGGCTTCATCTCTTCCGGGTACTTGCCACCAATCAACTTTAAATGCTTTAAATTCACTTGCTCCTTCAATTGCAGCTTTATAAATTTCATAAAATTTATTATAGCCATTCGGAGTACTTGTAATAATAATACGTGATATTTTAGATGATGATAATGTAGGATAAACGTTTTCAAAGAAACTATCAACAAAACTATGATGAACGTGAGCAAACTCATCTAAGAATAATAAATGTATAGTAAAACCTATACCAGCCTTACTTGTTGTATTTTGACCAACAAGCCTACAGCCATTATCGAATTTCATTTCATATACATCATTCTTCCTAATACCTGGTTTCATGAAGAATGGTACATGTTGTAATATAATTTTTGCTTTATCAATTATCTCCTTTGTTGTAGTACCTTTATTAGCTAAAATAAGAGCATTTTTATCAAAGTTAAATAATAGATACCATGCAATGTAGATCGCGCTACAAATCGTATTATGAGATAATATCCCATTAGAATAAAATCTATGATTCTCATCAGCAACAGTAACATCAAACATACTAATCTTTACATTATAATTAGTAACTGATGTAATACGTTCTAATCCGTTTACTGTGTGGATATAATCATTGCATTTAATATCTTTAATGAATGTATCTATTAATCCTTCTTTAAATATTATATGATTGTCAGCTCCTTCTAGAAATAAACCAGACTCCGTTTGTATTTTCCATAATTTATATGGTTGAGTATCATGTATATGAGATATAGGTTTAAATCCCGTATCAGTAGATATTAAAATTCCATCTATTTCTTTAGATGAAATTATTTTCTTGTTAATATCATTTTCATCTAAATTTAGATTTCTATATTGATAGAATTCTATTAATTGGATTAGGTTTAATATTAAAAGACTTAAGTATTGCTTAATGTATTTATTCATTTATAAAATCCATACATTTTTTTATTTGCTCTTCTGGGAATTTCATGAAATCTCTTTCCCATATAGTTAAGACATTATATCCGTGTGCAGCCGCAGTTTGATGTTTTAGTTTATCATATTCCCATATTTGTAATGCAGACTTCTTTTTTATTTTATGATAATATATCACTAGCTTCATGATATATACGTAAGAATCTTATATAATTTAAATTTAAATTTGTCAAGAAATGAATATGTATCTGAAAACAAAACATTATGTAACTCAAAGAAATATATTTCTATTTCGGAATCATACGTAAAATTTGATTTAAAATACGCGTTCAGTTTATTTAAAATATGTAAAGAATTAATTTTAACAATCATTTTAGTATCTTTGCGCAGACATTTCCCAATTTGACGACTCGCGAGTGTAACAGAAAACCTATTATTTACAAAATGCCTAAGCATATCAAATTGATAATCTCTCAATTTGATTCTCTGTAGACCCTCATCTGTCATTACTGTAGCATAATGCTCAGCAAAATAAGTAATATCTCTAGCACATTTTTTTAATTCTTCAATCTCAAAGTCCGTATATTCAAATACTATATCGCCTTTACGCCAGCTAGGATCACCTTCATAGTAAGGCAGTGCTACCTTAATTTTAATACCCTCATTGAGAGCATTTACTAATTGATCTACCTTTTCAGTAGTCCAAACGACGCGTTCAGTACTTTCAGTTTCAGATTGATTTGATGATGGTAAAAAATCGTTCACACATAATTAATAATTTTCAAAAGCTTCAGCTTCAAGTTGTTTTAACTTGTCACCATACGCTTTACCGGAAAGCCCATTTAATGCCGGGTTATCTCCTTTGATACTAAGATTAAAATCAAAAAGTTTTTGAATTAATTTTTTATCAATTTGATTAAATTTAGCAAATTCTAAACATGTTTTAATATTTAATTTAGAAATTCCTAAATCTTTTTTAATATCTATTATATCAGTAGGTTTAAATACCATTAAGAAATGTAATGTTTCTATAGTTCTTATTTGTTCTATAGTATATGCATATTGCTTCTTAATCATTAAACCATACTTAGTATTTTTATGTAAATCTACACCTTTCAATAACGTTGCTAATTGTACATCAACATTATTACTATCAATATAAGATTTATTTAAAAATGAAGTATCTATATTATTGCCATTAGGTGACGGTAATATAAATGGCCAAAATCTAAATTCATCTAACCAACTAAAATATAAGATGGGATTCTTTGCAAATTCTATTGATTTTAAAAATTCATCGCGTATTCGTTCTTTAGAAATACTACCTAAACTTTCCGATGGAATTAAATTTTTACTCCATTCAGATTTTATTAAAGCATCTCTAGTTGCAGGATCTAATTTTGCACCTAATTTAGCTTTAAATCTAAGGGCTCTCATTTTTCTTAATGGGTCTTCATTAAATCTCTCAGTAGGTATACCTACAGTACGTATAATATTATCATTTAAATCTTTAATTCCACCAACTAAGTCAACTACTTCTTTACGTTCAATATCGTAAAATAGAGCATTAATTGTTAAATCGCGTCTAAGTACATCTTTATCTATTGTTGTAAATTCAACAGCATCAGGTCTGCGACCTTTACTTAAATCAGCCCTAAATGTAGTTATTTCAAATTCACCATCTTCTGTTACTGCAGAAATTACACCAAATGCCTCACCCTTTGGAAAATTATTAATTCCAGCAGAATTTAATATAGATATAACTTCAGCAGGCTTTGCATCAGTTGCTAAATCAAAATCCTTCGGTTTAATTCCCAGTAAAAAATCTCTACATGCACCACCGACTACGTATAAACTTTTATTTTCTTTTTTAAAAAGTTTATTAATTATATATACTGTTTTTGGTAATGACATAGATTTTTTAGATTCTAATATTAAGTCACTGTATGTTTTAAATTTATTCATATAAATATTAATCTTCTTCTTGAGATAAATCTTCACCACTATTATCTTCACTATAATCATTGCCTTCATCTAATGGTGCATTAATAGATAAATCTTTAAATTGTACTATATTTATACTATCAGCTTCTATCTCTTCTTTAATTTCAGTTTGTATACTTTGCATTAAAGATTTAGTACCTCTTGTTATATTACCACTAGTATTAGTATTAGACTGAATAGTAGTTCTTTTTAATCCAGTATAAACTTCAATATCTCTTGAAAGTTTCTTAGCCCCTTCTTCTGCAGCCATTAAATACATTGTTTGACTTTTAATAATATCAAGCATTGATTTTTGTAATGTACCTAATACTTCAAACATCCTTGGGGCAAGTTCTCCACCATCAATGGTTTCTAATAATATTACTAATGCACGCTCAGCTGTTTCTAATTGAAATAATAAACTGGCTAGTGTCATCTCATGTATTTTTGAACTAGCTTTAACATATTCATCTTGATTAATAATATCTTCAGTAAGATAAAATTTCATTAATGAATTAATTGTTTTTTTAGCTTTATCTTCAGCTTTAGATTTTAATTCATCATAATTAGTTTTCCGTATAGGTTTAACTGCAGGTAAATCACTTTCAATATCCATTACACTCCCAAGAAGATTATCATCCTCTAATAATCCATTTAATGTATCATCAAGTTCCTTTCTTATTTTTTTACCTGCGCCAGAAGACATATATTATATTTATTTATATTATATTATATATTGATTAATATAACTAATCTATTTGTTAATCCAAAGATTATCTTGGATTTTCCATTTTTAGAAGTTTTAATTGATTTAGTGCATTATCTACAAGTAGCGCATGTTGAGTATCATATACAACGAGCTGATTTAATACATTCTGTTGTTCTTCTTCTTCAATTGGCAAATCAAATATTCTAACATTTGTTAAAAATAAAGGACTACCCAATAATGTATATTGTGAATTTGTATTAAATTCAATATTTTCTAGATTAGTTTTTATTTCATATCCTACCGGAGTTAATGATGAATCTTCAGCTTGTGGATTTGTATAAGTATACTGTTTTTCTAATTTATATACATGAGTACTTAATGTGTTAAATTTATTAGATAAATTTACAATAAAGCTATACCAAACAGCTGTAGTATAATCAGATTCATTTAATTTAAAGAAGTATTCTTTGTCATTAATAGAAACTACTATATAACCCTTATAAGCTTCTATAGACATACCTATATCTGAATTAGTAATAAGCGTATTATATCCATATAATAGTGTAGCACGTTCTTTTAATTGAACTTTAGTATTTACTGATGATATTAATGGGTCATACGTTAAATCTAGAATAAAGTTAGTATCATCAATAATTGATATTACTGTTAATATCATATTTGAATACCCAATTGCATCAAATATTTCAACTCTATCATTAATAGATAATCCATTTGCATTAATAGTACCTACTTGTAATTTTCCAGATGAATTAGTGAAAGCTGAAATATTTAACTTGGCTTTAGAAGTTTTAAACTGAGGTTTAAACCAGGCAGTATATGCTCTATTTTCAGTAGATGTTAATTTAGCAGATAATCTATATTTAATTGCAACAACGCCAGGACTTAATTTAGATAAATTATAATAATTTTTAGAAACAATTGTCCAATTATTATTAATTTTTTCATCAACAATTTTAATATCTACATTTAAATCACTTCTAACATAATCATTTTTATCAGTACCTATAGTTTTATATTGTTGAGGCTTAGTTACTTTTAATACTTCTTCTTGTACTTTATCATTAACTATTTCTTCCATGCTTACAACTAAATCATCAAGTTCTTTAGAAATTTCTGGAGTATCATTAATATTTTTACTATCTTCAAATTTTCTTAATTTAATTTTAAAGTAGGTATGCATTGCATTAATTTCATCAGCAAGTGCTACAGAATTAACTGTATACATTCTTTGATTAATAGGGAAATACATTGAATCTCTTTCTCTAGGTCGTTGTTTTGCACCAAAGGCTTCTTCAAATTCTTGACGTGTTATATGAATTTCAAAGCCTTCGAAATTCATGCCACCAAATGGATCAAACTGAAAATCATTAGGTGGAAACTCATTATCAGGAACTAATACTTTAATATCTTTGGCAGTATTTCTATTAAACATACTATATTCCTTAAATATAAAATCTTCACTATCTTTATCAGGTTCGATTCGATAATATTTAACACAGTGTCCAAATATATCACTTGTTAATTTTGATAACTGATCATAAAAGCAATTAGCATTAGTTAATAAACTATATGGTTTAAATATATTATCATTCTTATCACAACAATCTTCTATTATTAGATTACCGAAACAATGTGAATCACTTGGATCACATGCGCTTGTACTAACTTGAGTTTGTGCAAGTAATCGGCCTTGCCTAGTAACAACTTCGAGCGCGATTGATTTAAATTCTAATGTATGGCCAGTATTTAGTTCCTGTACGTCATATTTATATTCTATCCAAAAATCATTATCTGGATCTAAATTAAGATTATTAAGATTTATATTTGATAAAATAATCCAATCAGAAAAGATTGTATTATCTGTTGACCATCTAAACCATTTTTTAAAATAGTTTTCACTATCTTCACCTATAGTATGATCTTCATATGACACTATATGCTTTAGTAGCTTATAAGCTGCAACTAATTTTATTAGCAGTGAATCTTCAGCAGAGTTCACTATATTGCCATTAACCATTATTTAGATAACTTTTATTTATATATTGAAAGTTATTTTAGAATATTTTACCCTTTAATGCTATTAGAATTGTAATTATTATTTGAATAAATGTAAATATAGCAACAGTTGCTGTCCATTTATTTTTCTGATTATATAATTCATCTTTAGCTTCTTTCATTTGAGTTGGAGACCAAATATCATTTACTTTTTCTACCCAGTTTTCAGTTTCTAATACAGATTTTTCAATTGAATTAATAATAACTATTTTATCATTAATTTGCTTGAATTTTTCATCCATATCTTTTCTAAGACTTTCAAAATTATCATTAAGTCTTTCTAATTCCTTAAGTACTAATATACCATACTCATTCCAGCCTTTTTCAGGTCTTTTAGATTTTTCTGATTCAGTCATAATACACTAAGCTTTTCTTTTTCTTTTTTAATTAAATCAGAAATAGATTTAAATAATGTGGCATAATATTTTATCTTAAATTCAGTATTATTTTCATTTAAAATAATTGGATTAACTTCATTAATTATTGATTCTAGATGAGAAATTAAATCCATCGTAGTATCAAGATAAGAATTTGGTACCCGTTCCAGAATTTCTGTTAATTCTTTAAGTCTTTTTAAATTTTTCCTATCATTATATAGCATTTATAGGTACGTTATTTATATATTTATCATAAAAATATTTATAACTCCCGCAATTATCTATAATTAATTTAAATAATCAGTAATTAGTACTAATTTACAGTCATCCTGTGCTACCTTAATATCTACTAATTCAAAAATTAAATCAAAAATTTCTAAAAATTTTTCAGCATTATATATCTCAGTATTAACTTCATCATTTTCATTAACATATACTGATTCATTTAATCTCAATAATGTTATAAACATCTGAGATTTTGTATTAATATATGCTTTACCTATTGTAAATGGATCATCATTTATTAAACCTATATCTTTTAGTATCTTATTTAGAATATCATATTCTTCTTTACTAGAAATATATTCAGAAAAATCTATTACAGATGTTATTATCTTAAAATCAAAATTAATAATAAATTGACCAGTATTAGTTGCTAACATTCTAGAATATAATCTTTTATCAGAAACATTTACTTTAATATATTTTAGATTCTTAAAATTTTTAATTATCTTATCAATAAAATATATACTATTTAGATTTTTTGGTATTTCATTTTCACTAATAGTATTTAACTCCATTAATTCTAAGTTAAATGAATTATTTAATAAATTTACTAAATCATCTATATCTACA